AAAAGAGATTTTGTAGCACATAGACATACTGATTTTAGAGTAAATAAATATGAGAAAGGTGGATTTATGAGTTCACATTGTGATAATATACATCATAGTCATGGACAAAAATATGGATATCCACTGGCAACAGTTTTATTATTTTTAAATGATGATTTTAAAGGTGGTGAATTTATCGTTTCAGAACTACAATTAAATATTAAAAAAGGTGACGCTATAATCTTCCCATCAAACTTTATGTTTCCACATGAGGTTAAAAAAGTTGAATCAGGCACACGCTGGAGTATAGTAACATGGTTAATGTGATACAACATAAATGTTTTCCAACAATCATAAATGAATTTGAATTTGACATGGACAAACAAGAATACGATTTAGTAATCAATGAACTTAATGATGAGGGTGGATGGCTTGATGATACATACAAAGATAGAGAACTTATTAAACAAACTGACGCTAACTTAGGTAATCGTATACCAAAATTTTCAAATCAAATAGGAGAAATTACAAAAGCAGTTTGTGAACAATATGCATATAAGTATGATAGTTTTGATATCACTGGTATGTGGGCAAACAAATTAGAAAAGGGAGATACACATCCACCACATACTCATTCTAATAATATATTTTCTGGTGTTTATTATTTAGAGGGTGGTTCACAAATACAATTTTTTGACCCAAGACCACAGGCAAGTGTTTTACATCCAAACACGACAGAGGATAATTTTAACAACACTAGTATGTTAGGATTTACTTCTGATAAAGGAGTGGGATTAATTTTTCCTAGTTGGTTACAACATTGGGTTGTTAGAACAGATAAAACAAGAATTAGTATATCATGGAATGTCATATTAAGAGGTGACTATGGAAAACCTAACACACTACAAAATTCACATATCTAAACTTAACGAAGTTTATTTAAAAGTAGAATGTGACAATCCTGGCATTTGTTATGAGTTAGTGCAATATTTTACTTTTGAAGTTCCTGGCCACAAGTTTATGCCTGCATATAGAAATAAAATGTGGGATGGCAAGATAAGATTATTTTCAGATAAGACAGGTAAAATATATGTTGGTTTACTAGACTACATCAAAGATTTTTGTGATAGAAACGAAATAAGTTATGATATTGATGATGATGTAAATGAAAAAGAAGATTTAAATATTGATAAAGTAAATGATTTTGTAAAATCTTTAAAACCAAAATCAAAAGGAAAAGATTTACAAATAAGAGACTATCAACTAAATGCGATACATCATGCATTATGTAATCATCGTGGCATGTTAGTATCACCAACTGCAAGTGGTAAATCACTTATCATTTATTCTCTCATAAGATTTTATTATCATTTATTAAAAGGCAAACAAATACTCATACTTGTGCCGACAACATCATTAGTAGAACAAATGTATTCAGATTTTATTGACTATGGATGGCATGATAAATACTTACATAGAATATATCAAGGTCATGAAAAAGATACAGATAAACCTGTAATTATTTCAACATGGCAATCACTTTATAAATTAGACAAAAAATACTTTGAAAAATTTGGATGTGTGATAGGAGATGAAGCTCATTTATTTAAATCTAAGTCATTGACTACAATCATGACTAAACTAATAAACTGTAAGTATCGTTTTGGATTGACAGGAACTTTAGATGGCACACAAACACATAGATTGGTTTTAGAGGGATTATTTGGTAAGGTAGAAAAAGTAACATCTACAAAAGAGTTAATGGATGAAGATACACTTGCTAATTTAAAGATTAAGTGTATTGTATTAAAACACAAGGAAGAAGACTGTAAAGAAGTTAAAGATTTAAAATATAGTGAGGAGTTGCAGTATATTGTCGCTCACAATCCTCGTAATACCTTTATTTCAAGACTTTGTGATAATCTTAGTGGTAATACACTCTGTTTATATCAATTAGTTGAAAAACATGGTTTAGTGTTGTATAATATGATGAAAGACTTTGATAGAAAAGTATTCTTTATACATGGTGGAACAGATACAGAAGATAGGGAGAATATTCGTGCAATCACAGAAAAAGAAAATAACGCTATTATTATTGCCTCGTATGGCACATTTAGCACTGGTATTAATATTAGGAACTTGCATAATGTCGTGTTCGCAAGTCCGAGTAAATCTCGCATACGAGTGCTCCAAAGTATCGGCCGTGGGTTGCGTAAATCAGATAGAGGCGACATACACACAACCCTTTTAGACATCGCTGATGACTTTACATATAAGGATAGGAAGAATTTTACCTTAAATCACTTTCTAGAAAGAATAAATATATACAATGAGGAAGAATTTGATTACGAAATAGATAGGATAAGGATATGACAGATAACACTACTAGAGTAATAAAATTAGCAAATGGTGAAAGTATCGTTTGTACTTGTATTCCTACAAGAACAGATGAGGGTTCTCAGACCTTGCACATCATACATCCTTTAAAGATGGAACTTAAAAATAGAATCACTAAGAAAGGTATTGTTGAGGCGTTGACTTTATCTCGTTGGTTACAACCATTCACAGAATCAGATGAATTTGATATAGAAAAAACAAGTATCATAACAAACACAGAAGCTTCATTTGCCTTAAATAATTATTATCAGATGATGTTAAATTCATATAGTGAGGCTGACGCTGTCACTAATGTTCAACCAACACCAGAGGCATTAGAAAGAGTGGAGGAATATGAACAAGAACATGAAGAACCATCATCAGAAGAAGTAAGAAAACTATTTAACGAATATGTAGAAAGAGTAAGACAAGTAGAAACAAATAATAAAGATGTAGTCTCAGAAGAAGAATTAGATAGTTTGCCTATCTCAGAAACTAAACATTAATCATCCCTTTAGAGTAGCTTATTATCTCGGCGTTGACACATTGATTATAATAGCAAAAACAGATATTGTCAAGCATTATTTTCAAAAAAATACAAATAATTTTTTTACAATAAATGACCAATAAAGCTTGACATATTATGTTCAATTTAGTATTATAACATCATGACAACAACAAAGAAAAAAAGTGTTCATTACATAGACAACAAAGAGTTCCACCAAGCGATGATTGAGTGGAAAGAAAAATGCATAGAGGCAGAAGAAGCTGGAGAAGAAAAACCACCTGTAACAAATTACATAGGTGAGTGTTTTTTAAAGATTGCAAATGGTCTATCATATAGACCTAACTTTATAAACTATACATATCGTTCTGAGATGGTATCAGATGGTATAGAAAACTGTTTACAATACATACATAACTTTGACCCAGAGAAATCAAAGAATCCTTTCGCTTACTTTACACAAATCATATACTATGCATTTCTTAGAAGAATACAAAAAGAAAAGAAACAAGCTCACATCAAAAACAAAATGATTGAAAAACAACAGTATGAAACATACACTACAAATGAGGGTGATGATACAGTCTATGATATAAAAGGTTTTGACCCAGATGTAATGTTGCCAGAGGAAGATGTTTATAAAGTTAAATCAAAATCTAAATCTGAATTACCAGAGGGATTAGAGGAGTTTATGGCAGAAAATCAAGATGAAGATAGCACTGATAACTGATACTCATTTCGGTGCAAGAAATGACAATGTAAATTTTAATGAATACTTCTATCAATTTTATGAGGGAGTGTTTTTTCCATATTTACAAAAACATAATATTAAAACATGTATTCATTTAGGTGATTGTTTTGATAGGCGTAAGTATGTATCATACAAAACAGCAAAAGATTTTAGAGAAAGATTTATATTACCATTTAATGTATTAGGAATAGATTTACATATGTTAGTAGGTAATCATGATATCTATTATAAGAATACAAGTCAAGTCAATTCACTTACAGAATTATTAGGAGAAAGACATAAAAATATTCATATCTATGAAGACGCTACAGAAGTAGAGTTTGATGGTTTACCAATACTACTCATGCCGTGGATTAATTCTACAAATGAAATATATGCTGAGGGAATGATAGATGAAACTAAAGCTGATGTATGCATGGGTCATCTAGAAATAAATGGTTTTCAAATGAACAAAAGTGTGATTCATTCACATGGAGGTAAAGAAAAAGAATTCTTTAGAAAGTTTGACACAGTCATGAGTGGACATTTTCACCACA